CGTGGCCGCATCTTCCAGTCACCTCGAGCAAATTGGTAGACTGGCTCGAATTGATTTTTGAAGCGCCGCGTGACGGACTTCGGCACGCCGCTGCGTTCCCAGCAAAACTCCGTGGCAAAATGCCATCCCCACTCTCGAGCGTGCGCCAGTACGAGGTCAAAAACATAAAGGCTCGTATCGAGACCATCGGCGTTCGGTTTGATATTCACAAACCATGAACCGTCAGCGGCAAGATGCTTTGCGACGTTCGCGGCCACGGCTTTGAACCACTCAACATATTCGTCGGGCGGGATCGGTCGGAAGCCGCTCGATTCATCGTAGTCGCGTTGCTCGGCATACGGCGGCGACGTGAACCCGACATTGATGGCCGACCCGGCGAGGAGTTTATTGACGTCGGCTGCAATACGAGAATCGCCGCAAAGAATCCGGTGATTTTCGAGCTGCCAAATATCGCCGCGCTTTGTCACTGGTTTTTTCGGTAGCGGCGGGATCTCAGGTTCGTCGGCAGGCTCGGTCGGCGACGCCATGAATTGAACGAGTTGGACTTCCGAAAACCCGAGCAGCGGAATGTCGTAGCCTGCCAGTTTTAGGTCCGCGATCTCGCCCCTCAATAACTCGGCACTCCACGTCGCCTGTTCTGGCAATGCATTGTCAGCCAACCGAAGCGCCCGCGCCTGCACTTCGGTTAGATGCCCGAGCTGGATCACCGGCACGGTTTCCAGACCGATCGACTTCGATGCCAAGATTCGGCAGTGGCCTGCGATCAGGACGCCATTGGCGTCGACCAAGCATGGATTGACAAAGCCGAACTCGGCTATGGATTTCGCGACGGCGGCGACCTGAGCCTCGCTATGAAGCCGTGCGTTTTTGGCATAGCTCAGCACCCGCCCGATGGGCCATTGCTCGATTTTGAGTTTTGGGGATGCCATCACAATCGCCCACAAATCGCTTTGGGTGCGTTTTCCTGCTTTTCCGCCATCCCACTAGCCTCCCCAGCCACCAAGTCGCCCTGTTGCGCCCCCGCCCGCCGTGGCCGCGCCCCAGAACGGGGCTCGTCCGGATCGTCGTACCAGCGGACGGCGGTGAGCGCGAACGGCTCCTTGAGGAACGGCCCGGTCAGGCTGACCGAGACGAACCCCTCTGGCCCGATGGCGGTGATGGTGGCTTCCCACGGCTCCCCGGCCATTGAGCGGTAGATGCAGGATTCGTTAATCGCCGGCATGTCGCGCCCCCATTTCCTCAAGCTGCTGGAACACGGAGACGAGCGCGCCGACTATTGGCCCTTCGGTCACGTCGCCGACGTTCGGGCCGGACTGCGGTTTTGTGGCCGGCAATCCGAGCCGCTTCAACCATGCCGGGCTTTTCCCGCGCCGCCAAATCTCGGCGACCTTTTCGTCCTCAGTCATCGGCTGCTTCCTTTCCGGCGTCGGTGATCATCCACACTATCGCGCTGCTGCCGCTCGGCGAGGCCCGGCGCGCGCCAGAATCCCGGACCAGCCCGAGGTCGCGCAGCTCGCCCCGGCGCTTCCCGGCCGACGTTTGCTGGCGGCCTATGAGGTCGCCCAACTCGAAATCGGTTAGCCCCTCGGGGTGGGCCCGGTGGGCCTCTAATGCTTGCTTCCGGTCCTCGGAACCTCGGCTTAATGCCCGCTCCGCCGCCTTGTGGCTGGTGTCGGGGTCGCTGGTGCGCGCGGCCGGCGGCGGCGTCCAGTCGAGGAGCGGGGTCGCGCTCATGCGGCCTCCTTCGACTTATCAATCGCCTTGTGCTCGGTGACCATCTTGCGCAGCGGGCGAAGCGGCCCGATGCAGCACCAGCCGCATTTGCATTTGGCGATCCAGCGGCCTTTGAAGTAGCCGCTGCGGGCGATCGTCCCGGAGTGCTTAGGAGCAGTCATGGCTTCTGCTCCGCGTACAGCTTCGGCGACCACGGTTGACGCCGCTGGCTCGGCGGCGGCGGGTCACCTCCTTGGATGGTCCGGTACGGCTTCGGCCGCGCGCCGCGCGATCCCTTGTGCGGCGATAACGCGGTATGCTTCCCGGCGTGCTCGCCCTCGCAGATCACCACGACGCGCCAGTTCAGCGCGTAAAGCTCGACGCGAACCCGACCAGCGCGAGCCAATTCCCGAACCGCGATGTTCTCCTGGTTCGTCAGCGTGCCGTGGGGAAATTGCTGCGGGCATCGCTCGCCCCGACAGGCCGCGCCGACTAGCAGCGTGAAGACGCGGTCGAGAACCTCTTGGGGGATTTTGCTCATGGCGCCGGGTTCTCCGTCTCGGCGGCTTTGCGCTTCGCCTCCTGCGCGCCGTAGTGCGCCCGCAGCGCGGCATCGCTCATCGGTTGCCACGCCTTCGAAGGCTTGCCGCCGCCGCGCAAAGCCTCGTAGTTCGGATAGGCAACCCAGATGCCTTGGATGCCGCGAAACTCCCCGAACTTCCATGCCCGAGAATCGGCGTCGGGCGATTGCGTGAAAGCAATCGCTGCGGCGTAGTTGGGGGACTCCGGTCCAACGAAGCAGCTCGCCCAACAGCCCGGATCGTTGCGTGGCGGGACGTACTCGCGCTTGCGGAAGTTCGGCGCCGGCTTCGACATCGTCTCCACCCGTTTCATTTCCGCGTCGCAGGCCTCCATAACCTCCGCCACCGATGGCGGCCACTTAATCCGGCTCGGAATGCCGACGCGAGGATCGGTTATGTATTCGACGATAGCGCGCGGATAGTCCGACAGAACGGCGGCAACCGCCGCGCAGTAAATCTCAGGATCGTTCGCCTCGTCCCGACGGTAGCAGCCGAACATCCACTGCGCCCTTCTGAGGCAATAGGCTTGGTCGAGGCGCGATTGAGAACTCGCCCCGTTCTGCGGCTTCAGCGAGTCGTCCAGCGGCAGCGCCGGCGCTTCCGTTTCGGTGACCATTTGTTGCTCCCTGTTGTTTCGCGGCTTCGCGCCGCATCCATCCCTTGAACGCCATTGACCAGTCCGCCTTTCGCGCCACCGCCCGATTGGCATTCGCCCCAGCCCATAACTTCATGTCTTCGGCGAAGGCATCAATCTGACTATCGGTGAGATGCAAGAGTCTATGACCGTAATCGCGATCGCCGTTCGATGGCGACCAGTCCGCCGGCAGCGCCTGTCCCTTCGCCATCACGAAGCCTCCTGCAGTTCTTCTTGACCGAAGATGCGGCCGTAGAGTTCGGTCGGATACTGGCGCCGATATTTCCGGGCCAGCTTCATTCCCGCGGCCGCTTGGCGTGGCGTGAGTCGCGTCCTCTCTGCAAGTTCGCAGCCAAACATCGTGTCCAGTTTGGAAAAACCCATCCCGTTGAGCGAACGGGCGCGATCAGTATCCATTGCGGCTAAAGTCCGCAGCGCCTCATGGATCGCTTCGATTTGATCCGGCGTCAGCGTTGCGGCGATAGCATCGAGTTTTGCGCGACGCTCATTAAAGGCAACTGGCTGTTTTTCCGTCGGCGCAGGACGCTCAAGCGGCACCAAAGGCATATCGGTCACTTCCGGTTCTGAAATGGCAACTTTGGCGTCCAGCGCGTTATCGATGATCTTCTGCTTTTGCACGATCAACTTCGCCATCTTCGCATCGAGCGATCCGTCGAGCACAATGTGCTGCACTAAGACGCTTTCGCGTTGGCCGATGCGATGCGCCCGATCCTCGGCCTGACTCACCGAAGACGGCGTCCAGTCGAGTTCCGCAAAGACGACGTGAGAAGATGCAGTTAGCGTCAAGCCAACGCCAGCAGCTTTGATGTTGCCGACGAAGAACCGAATGTTTTCATCCTTCTGGAACTGTTCGACGATCGGCTGGCGCTTCTCGTTCTGAGTCTCGCCGGTGATGCTCACGACGCCCTCGTCTCGCATAGCCTCGCAAATGCCATCCACAACGTCCTTGTGCCACGCGAATACCAGGACTTTTCCGGTGGTTTGCTTCAGATGCTCGATCACTGTCGGCAGCTTCGCCACAGCAGTCTCGTGGCGGACCAGCGCCATCTCAGTGAAGGCGATTCCCTGAGCCGCCTTCAGCTTGGCAACGGCATCCTTGTACTTCACCTCGTCGCCTTCGGCCTCCGCCCGCTGCATTTCCGCGCTGGCCGCGGCGATCGCGGCCTCGGTGCGCTCGAAAACCTCGACCTCGCGGCGCACGATCGCGGCCACCGACTCGTCGTCGACGTCGAGCGTGACGATCTGGCGCCGCTTCGCCGGCAGTTCGGTTAGGACGTCGGCCTTCAGCCTGCGCACCATAACCGTCTCCCGCAATCGGGCATTAAGCTCATCGAGATTGGAGGCGCCGGAGGCGTCGAACCCGTTCCGCGTCATCACGCCGCCGCAGTACCGCTTGGCAAACCCACTCCAGGTCGACCATCGCTTCGGGTCGAGATGGTGAAGGATCGGGAAAAGCTCTGCCGGCCGGTTCATAATCGGCGTTCCCGTCAGCATCAGCTTCCGCGCCGCCGGGACCGGATCGACCTTCACACGTTCTTTCGTGGTCTTGTCCTTGCGCGTGCCGCCGAGGAGGGTCAGCGTGCGTTGAGCGGAGCGCGTCTTCATGTACTGGCACTCGTCGAACACGGCCAGATCCCACGGCGTCGCTTTCAACTGCGCCTCGTAACGCGAGACGATGTCGTAGTTGATGATATACCAGCCCTCGGTCTTGCCGGTGAAAACCTTGCCGGGCCGAATCACGAAAATCGGCAGATCAAGCGTCTGCCACCGTTTAATTTCGTTCCGCCAGTTCAAGAGAAGCGACGCCGGCGCGACCACTAAAATGCCGCGCGCACTAATGCTGTTCGCAAATCCAATAGCCTGAATAGTTTTACCCAAACCCATTTCGTCGCCGATCAGCGTGCCCTCGCGTTTGAGCGCGTAAGCAATCCCGGCCCGTTGAAATGGCATCAATTCCATTCCTTCTGGCACTGGAACATTCACTGCCGCGTCGGTCGCCCGGCTGGCATCGCTCGCCGCTAGACGATCCTCGCGGCTCATGGTCTGCGCCCAAAGTGAGACTTGCCACTTGCCGTCATCGAAAGATTTGGAAACGCCGAAGCCGGCACGCTTCAGCTCATCCTTCTTCTCCCGCCAGGCCGACCAGAACTCTTCCGTCGGCTCCGCGTTGCAGACCTCGCGTTCGCCGAACTTCGTCATCACGATCTTCGGCTTGCTGAACTTGAGGCCGTATTGTTCCGCCGCAACGTCCATTTTAATCCCCATCCTTCGATCTTCTGGTAGGGATTCTATCATGGATTCAGGGGAGTCGTCTAGGGCTAAAAATCCCGCCGTCGCCCCCCCTTTTTTCCATAGCCCGCTTTCCGCGACTTCCGGCCCCCTGTTCCTGCCTTCCTTTCGCTGGGCAGGGGAACCACGCGGAGATGGGAAACTTGATCGCACTATAACCGAGGGTGCCTTTTATCGGGGGCCAGCCGTTCCGGCCCGCCGGCAAGCCCCGGCGGCGGCACGCAAAACAATATAGATGCCTTAGAAGCCCTTGGTTTTCGACAGGCCGTCAAGCCGCACCTGCCGGGGTAGGAAATCCCAAACTCCCGTTTGGGCAAAGTTCCCCGTGCTTCATCCCTCGGACGCGCCGAGGCCCGCGATGATTTTGTGGAGGCTGGCTCAATCGGCATGAATGCCGGGCTGCTGAATCTTGACGCGCAGAATCAGGTCACTTAGATTCTATGCACGCAATCCTGATTTTCAGCTTTGTATGCCAATCAGGATAAGCCCGGCCGGGCCACCAACCCGAGCCGGGCATTCTTTTGTCCATCGATTCTATAGGTATTTGCAAGGCCCTAGACCTTGAAGGGCAGATGCGGCCTGCCGCTAGGGCTAGACGGAAGTGCCTTTTTCCCGGCAAAGCCAGCGCATTTCGGCCGGCCGCGCCCATGCTCGGTCCCAGACCAGCCAGCAAAAGTCCTGGGTTCCGCCCCCGATATAACCGCCGTTGCGGATGTGAGCGCCAGTCGGCATTGATGGCCGCGGCGACATCAGCCAGACGCGGGAAAGTGGCGTCTTTTGCAGCCATCGCGCGGCCGGGAGGCGCCGAACCAAGGCGATCATCGCAATTTTCTCGGCGCCGAGCCCGAGCGCATGTTCGGCAAACGCCTGGAACAGATCAAACGGTGGATTGCAGATGATGGACTTAGCGCCACCGCGCATTTTTGCGGTCTTTAGAAAATCGACGCCACCGGTGCCATAGCCGCGCCGGACCAGATCCGTTGAAATGCAGCCGCCGCCCTTGGCGCTCGCCGCATCACCGATTCGTCCCCATCCACAGGAAGGGTCCCAGATCGGCCACGCGAAACGTTCCTCCTGGAGCAGCCGCACGCTGCACCACGCTTCATCGACGTAATGCTCATGGATTTGGCGCTTAAACTTGTGGGCGCCGATCTTGGCGATGGCGTTCTTCGGCAAAGGTGTTTCGGTCAGCGACATCAGTAGATTCCCCAGCAATATTCGTCCGCCGGCATCGGCTCCGGGCAGCACGGCCCGCGTCCGCGTCGGGGGCGGGCGTGGTGCGCGCGGCGCGCGTGGTGAGCATGGGAAGGCCGGGGGACCGGACGGGCCATAGGCGGCTTTCCTACGGCCGGTGGGGTAGCCTCTGGCGGGGGCGCTACGGCGCTATCTGACAGCGGCGCCGGAGCGGCGGCCGGGGCAACTGGCTTGTCCTGAGGCGGCGTCTGGGGTGGTTCGCTTGGCACGAGTTGGGGTACTTCGGTGGGCCGACTCATGTAAGGGTCGATAGGCAGCGTCGAGGGCGCTAACTGCGGTTCCGGCGC